CCGCCTTAACGTCACTGTAGCAGTTGCAATCCGAAAGTTTACCAATGCGGTTTTTGGTGAGCCGCATTCCATCCAACACACCTCTGCGCTGTAGAAGGCGGATGTCTTGGATCGCCCGGATGGCGACCTCTCCGGCAAGTTGCTTGATTCGGTCATCGTGATCTCCCCTGGTGAATTGTGCTGAAATCATCTGCGCTTGCGCTTTCCGCTACGGTCTTGGCACCAGGCGGCATAGCAGTTCCACAAGTCTGCTGCATCTTGGGCCTTTGATTTATCTTCAAACAAGTCATCTATTGGAGGCAAACCATTCGGAGGTATCGCCCCCCACAAGCGCGGTCCAATCGGGTTTCCGGCCATAGTAGTTACACGCCACTTGCCGTCTTCCCGCTGGACTCGCACGGGTGTCATCGACCAAGTTCTTTCAGTTTGGCATCGTCTGCCTTGATTGTTTCAATAAGCTTATTCATATCAGCACTCTGCCCAGCGTAATGGATAATTTGAGCGTCTTTATAACGATCCAGGCCAAAGTGTTCCTCCACGCTGGTCATGCAGTTGTAGGCCGGATCTAGGCCGCATGTGGCCGTAGACCATAGGTGCAGTTGCAAATTCATCCAAGTCTGCTCGGCAAAATGGTTGGGGAATAGGCCAATCGGCGGCTGGGATAATGCGCCAACAGCCCTGGACGTGATAACGAAAACTCCTGTATTAAAGTAAAATCTTGGATTAAAATCATTTAATCCAAAAGCATTTGCTAGTCCTTTGAGTCCTGGTTTGCGATCTAAAAATGAACCTTCGTCTAGCGCAATAAAATCAAATTCAGGCTCCATTAATTTACCGTCATCAGCGCGATCTGCAATAATAATGTTGCCAATCTCATCACAATCATTGGCCACCAGAATGTCGCAGTCCAAGAACGTCACCTGTTCGTATCCCTTGGTCGCAATTATATTTCCTATGGCCAGCTTGCTATACTGCACCGGCTCGACCAACGGCTTCTCGATTGAGATAAGGTCAATCTTGTGCCTCTCGCAATACGCCTCCATGCGCGGCTTGGTTAGCTCAAGAACCTTGTGCCATTTATTTCCAAATGCTTGTGTTACAAGTGCTTTCTTCATTTCCATATCACTCCCTTATCATCCAATTTTCCGCTGAAAAGCATTAGTTTATTGTAAAGTGAATAACCGTATCCATAACGCATAATTGTGATGCTCATTAAATCTCCGATCCAGTAGCAAATCCAGGCCAGCGCAAGCTTCATTTTTCTATCTTTACCCAAGCTTCAAGCGGAAGGTTCTCTCCGCAAAATCCAACCTGCATCTCTTTCTTTTCCTTTTCGTTGATGCCGTACAAAGCCCATCCTCCATCAATCTTTTCAGCGCGGGTGATTTTCATTGCGCTGGATATTTGTTGTTACCGCTGTAATCGCAGAACTTTTGGAAACTTTCATCCGACTCATCCGAATCATCTCCATAATTTCTATATAGCCTCTTACCCATTGGGCTTGCGTAAAAGTCATCCCACTCTTTGTCAATCTCTTGCTGTGTTTTCATAATCTTGGTAGTCCTTTCTTTAATTGCATCCATGCAAACAATGCTCTTACCACTGCACGCTCAAGATGGTCAAGCGCATTCTCTCCGGCCTCGTCTGGGTTTGGGTGATTTAGGTGGATCTGTTGCTGGGCTGTTACTGCGTGCTTGATGCAGCGCGTGATGTGGTAATCAAAAACTGGCCGATCCTTCCAGAACCATTCTCCATACGCCGACTTGGCGGACCCATGACCCATCACCCTCCACACAATTTCTGAGGCGGCGTTGCCCATCTCTTCAATTGTGGGAGGGTTTTCCATTACAGCTTCATCCCTGGCGGAACGTACCTCTTGGACCAAGACCACACCTTGAGCATGGCCTGGAATGCGACTCCAGCTTGGTACAACTCGTCATCCGACCACTGATGGATCACCAATGTCTCTGGATCATTCGCAGCCAAGACCACCGAAACGCAAGCGCATTTCGGGTTCTCGGATGCGTATTTATATGCCCAAAGCTGGGCGCAGTCCGTGTCGTAGAACGGATCGTATTTGGGGTTCACCTTCCTATTCTTAAGGTCGATGATGGCGTCCCCAATCCCCCTCAACCGGACGTAGGCATCGCACCTTCCAGCGTAACCAGGACCGACCAATGCCTTCTCGCACCAATGGGTTTTCTCGATGTTATCCTCCGCCCACTCCTTGAACGTCTTAATGTAAGGCTGGAGTTCCGGTTCATTGGAGCAAGCACGTCCCAGCAGGATATGCTCCATCTGTTCGTGCATGCGGGTTCCGTGTTCTGCCGCTTTCGTCGTAGATTGCTTTGAATCCTTTACAACTCTCTTTGCGTAATCTTCAAGCGTTTCACCATCCTTCTTCGGAAGCGTGAGCGAAGACATGATTGCCTGCTCGATCTTCCATGCCGTGAGTTGAGGCTTGTCCATAATGCCAAGCACGCTGGTAACAGATGGGAGTAACCCCATCTTGCGTGCATCGGCAACCGTGGTGTTTCGCTCGTTGCCATTCTTTCCAATGACAACGTGCGCTGACTCGCCTTGTTCCGTATACCAATGCCCCGCCTGGTCCGTTTGGACCAAGCGGGATTGGCTAGGCTCTTTATGAGTTATGGTGAGTGCCATTAGAATGGCATCACGTTGCCGTCTGCGTCAGTCTCAACCTTGGCAGCCTTGCCCTGCGGTGCGCTGGCCGCACCGGACAACTCCCTGCTCTCGCAGATCTTACCCTGCAACCATTCTGGCATATTCGCAAACGCACCACCCTTGCCTTCCTCAATCTCGTAGAACACTTGATCGTTCTCGGTTGTGGCAGGTGCCTTAACCGACTTGGGCAACTTGGCCAACCCTTGAATAGAGCAATACTCACGCCCCTGCTGGCTGGTCTTGCGGACCAGCGTAAGCATTGCGGCTTTGCCAAGCAAGTTCTTGAGGTTGAATGCGGCAAGCTCTTTGCTGGTGAATGCCTGACCGCGCCAAGTCTCTAGGTGCTTGCGGAGCGTGGCACGCTCTCCAAGGCTTCGGGTCAACTCCATGCTGACGACCATGGGCTTTGTAACCTTGGTGGTCTTGCCGTTCTCGGTCACTTCGCCGTCAATGGTCTGGTCGGGAAGCTCAAATGCCAATCGGACTTTGGGGGTCCACTTCTCCTCGCCGTCCCAGTTGGTCTTCTGGTGGCCAAGATCCACGATGCTGAAGCACACTCCAATGGTGGCTCCGGCTTCCGGCAGTTGGCGTTCCTTGTTGTTCGATTCAGTTGCGCTGATGGTCAGGCTCATATCATGTCTCCTTGATTGATTGTTGGTTGTTGTTGGTTTAGTTGATGTGAAGCCATTGAAATTCCTTGGGCTACGGTTGTGGCATAAGGCGTGGGATAAGCCAGGTCAATCTTTAAGTTGGGCGGGGCTATGTGACGGGCAATCTCGCAAACGTCATCGGCCTGTAGGATCACAAGCCATTTCTTTTCGCCATTACGCCGGAAGAATACTGATGGGATTTTGTCCGCTGGACAATCCTTCTTTGCTTGTGCCATCCATTGTTCCGGTTTAATCTGCTGGCACCGTTTACCCTCGATGTGAAAAGGAAAGTTATCGCAAACCACATCACCGCTTCCGCCCTCTGGATTGCCAGCGTACTGGCAAGTGCGCCTGGCCTTCTGCCAGCCTTGTTCCCTTAAATAACTTGCAAGCTCACGCTCGCCTGCCGCACCCTTACGCCTAGAATTGATTGCCATGCCCCACGCTAGGGGCGATGTCAAATATCAGTCAAGCTTCTTTTTTAGGTCTTCCTTCATCACGGCCATAAGCCCTGGGCCGGATAGCTTCTTGCAGATTTCTGGGTGGTCAATCACCCATTTGGCGCAAGCCTCAAATGAATCAAGATCCTTGAGAGCGTCCTCAAAGATTCTCCATGCCTTGACAGATTCGTTTACAGATCGCTTATGATTCGCCATGAAGCCCCTGTTTTTATGTGGCATTTTTTGTTTTTTGATTTGCATTTATTTGGCTTAAATATCCAAAACAAGTCTGCATCCATAGCCCAACAGACAATATAGTCAACCATTGATTTGTTGTAGATGCTTTTATTGCTTGCACCGGCAGATGTCACAAACCCATACCTGTTTCTTTGAGGATCTTGTTTTTCGCTGGTCTTGACTTGAATGCGATGAAATTTCCCATACTTTTCCGCAACCAAATCGTAACCTGCATAATCCTCAATCGGCGCAAGCACACTATAACCATTCCGAAGCAAGGCTCCAGCGACTCTAGCCACACCCACGGCTCCTATTTGGCGGTTCGATAATTTCATGCTTGACGCGCTTTGAGTATACCCCAGACTTTTTACATGAAAAGAATACTAATCGCAATGGCGGTGCTGGTGGCACCGGTGATGGGGGAGGATGAGGATTGTGATGGTGATGTCGATAATTTTGCTGGAGCAGTTTTGAATAAATCTGCAATCGTGACAGGCAGAAGGACGGCTGTTACATCAGATGGCAAATTCATATCTTTTAATGGCAGAGGATATGCAACGCCTGATGGGTATTATGGGATAAATGGAAATCAAACATTTGGTGCTGGCAAACTTATTATTAGGTCAAAGTCATTATTTTATGGAACATCTGCAACATGGAAAAATGGAAATTCTTATACCGACAATACGTCAAAATCATCTTGGGTAACTAGATCACCCGATGATAATGATTAACCAAGTCCAATCGGGCGAGGCATAAATTCATCCGGCTCTTTTGGGGGTGCTGGCTCAATTCCAGGTATAAATGGAAGTGTTCCCTCTTCAGGCATTGTAGCATAAGGAACTCGACTTACACCCATCGCAAGTCCTCCCTGAAATTCATTGTTAGGTTTTTGTTCTTGCATTTGTTCTTGGCCAGGAATTATGGGCATTGAATCTTTAACAGATGTATTTGGACCAGGCTTTATTCCCATTGCATATTTTATTCCAGCATCAAGCCTATTGTTAATTCTATTGTTTAATCCTGGCAAGAATTTTACTCTATCTGGATTGGCTTTAGCTTTTGCCTCCTCATCGGATTTTTGAGCCATGCTTGCAGCTTGCATCAATTTAATCGGATCAACACTACTTATTGCAGTCAAAGTATTCTTTCCAAGCGCACCATCAATTTTTACATTTACTCCAAGTGAGTTTAATCCTTGTTGCATATATTTTGTCATGCCACCAATTCCGCGATTAAAGGCCATATCCTGTGCAAATCCCTTTAATTTATCTGGTAGCAAATCAACCGCTGGTGCCGTAAATGATCTTATGTACTCTGCGGCAGCTTGATCCCTTTGCTCAGGAGGTAGTGATGCAATTCTTTTTGCAGCCTCCGGATGGTATCTGTCATTTATTCCAGCAACCTCGTATGATCCTCCCATATCACCAGCTGGAAGGCTATATACAGCTATATTTCCGCTCCTATCCCTGCGTGCTTCCCAATTCAATGTATTGTTTGCCGCAAATTGAATCAATGGGTCGCTCGACTGAACCCTTGTTCCTCTTGGCGCAACAGTTCTTTCGCCTCTACCCTGATACGGCATTTGTTCTGATGGTATGCCGCCAGCACCTTTATTAAATTTTGCATTAATCTCGTCTTGGAGTTGGGAGTTAATTTGTTGAGTTGTAATTGGCCTTCCTCCAACATCAGTGCCAGCACCACCCTCTCCAGCAGGTTCAGTTAAGTATG